GTGGGCTGCTTCGCGGGCTGCTGTGCGGGCGGCTGCGTGGGATGTTGCGTGGTCTGCTGCGCGGGATGCTGCGCGGGATGACGCGTGGGCAAAGCAAAACGAGCGCCTCACCGCTATGGTAATGGAAGCGCATGAGAAGGAGGGCGAGTGATGAACGCGATCGAGTGCCTGGCTGTGTTGTATGAGGAAAATGTGGCGACGGTGAAAAGATTACTGCGCTCGGTAGAGACCGAAGACGATGCACGGAGAAGAAGATCAAGCGACATAATCCTCACATGGCCGAGTGAGCCGGGTGAAATTCTTACTCCAGTAAGCACACCAACTGAATATGACTATCGCGTGCGCCACGAGCAGGCGGCTAAGGACGCGCCATGAAGCGCACGACGGCGTGGGACGTATGGTGTCCGCACTGCCAGCGCTACTGGTACGTGTGGCGCTGGACGGCGACGGGCAAGGCCAGCGAGTACGCGCCCAAGCGCGTGTGCGTGAAGTGCGGAGGTATCGTTGAGTAGTTACAGCATTATAAACGCCGACGTTCTAGACGGCCTTGCGCAACTGGACGACGGCAGCGTTCAGACGTGCGTTACCTCGCCGCCGTACTGGGGGCTAAGGGACTACGGCACAGGGGAATGGGAAGGCGGGGACGCGGAATGTGACCATAAGCAAGGGAGAAATGGAAGCGGCAGAGCTGACGGTATTGTTGATGACCGGGCGCAACGAAATAGGGATGGAGTTGCTGCGCTAACTTCCCGCGTATGTGCTAAGTGCGGAGCCCGTCGCGTCGACCGCCAGCTCGGCCTTGAGCGGACGCCCGGGGAATACGTCGAGCGCATGGTAGGCGTGTTTCGTGAAGTGCGGCGGGTGCTCAGAGATGACGGAACGCTGTGGCTTAATTTGGGGGATAGTTATACGAGTACAACCGCTAGTGGGGGGCAAAACTGTTTTTCTTCCAGCACACTAACAAACGGAAAGGGAATGCGTGATCCTAAGCGCACACTAACAAACGGATTAAAACCCAAAGACCTCGTTGGCATCCCGTGGCGCGTGGCGTTCGCGCTACAGGCGGACGGTTGGTACTTGCGCCAAGACATCATCTGGCACAAGCCGAATCCTATGCCCGAGAGCGTCAAGGACCGCTGCACCAAAGCGCACGAGTACATCTTCCTGCTGAGCAAGCAGGCGAGGTACTACTACGATAACAAGGCGATTGAGGAAAAAGCATTTAGTAACAGCCTGTTTCACGGCAGTACAACATCAAAGAGCGGCGCAAATGGAGACAGAAACGATGGGGGCAGGAGTCAGGTTGGAGAAAACTCCGGTACCCGCAACAAACGTTCAGTCTGGACTGTAGCAACGCAGCCATTCTCCGAAGCACATTTTGCCGTGTTCCCACCTAAGCTCATCGAGCCGTGCATTCTCGCAGGCTGTCCTGCAGGCGGCATCGTGCTCGATCCATTCTGCGGCAGCGGCACGACGTGCATGGTGGCGCTACGGCACGGGCGGCGCTTCATAGGCATCGAACTGAATGCCGAGTATGTGGATATGGCGCACCGGCGGATACAGGGCGACATGCCGCTGTTCAACGCGGCGTGCGGCCACCATATCGGTGACGCAAACGAAATGGTACGGGGGCTAGTAATGCCAGAAGGACGTGACGGAATGCTGAAGGTGAAGGAAGAGCGCCAGTGCCTGGTGTGCCTGCAGTACAAGGATGTGCTGGACTTCCCGCGAATCTGCGGCGGCGGCAACGCGTGTACGCCTCGGCAGCATATATGCCGGGCGTGCAAGAAGGTGGCGTGCAACGCCGCAACGAAGGCAAAGCACAGCGCTGCCATACGCAGGCGCGACAGGGATCGCAAGCGCAGGGAGGCCGAGCGCATACGCGCGCTTGGCTACGGCAAGGGCAACGGCACATGGGAGTACAAGCCGAATCAGCGCAATCAGTACGCCGAACTCACGGCGCTGCGGTGCGTGGAGATACTCGGCGTCAAGGGCGACGACGTAACGGATCAGGCGTGGGAGTCGCTATGCAGGCTGCTCGGTGGCGAGCCGCTGCCGGTGGAGGTGAGAGAGTAATCGCCGCAGCGGGTGCTGTAACACCCGCCACGGCATAGCCAATCACAAAATGGAGGTTCCGCGAATGGCTGAGAAAGAGAATAGGCGAAAGACTGGGACAATCGCAATATCTGACGTTGTGTGGGATCCAAAGGTATACCCGCGCAGCAAATACAGCACAGGCACCATTGAGCGTTATGCTGACGCCATGCTGGCCGGTGACGAGTTTCCTCCGCTCGTGCTGGAAGACGGCACGAATCGCCTGCTGGACGGCAAGCACCGTATCGAGGCGTACAAGCGCGCAGAGATTACGGAAGCGCCTGTCGAGTGGCACACCATTCCCGACGGCATGAGCGCCAAGTACTACGCAGCCACGCTGTCATCGCGCCACGGCGACCGCATGAGCAACGCCGACTTGAAAGCGCTCGCTGAGGAAGAATTCGACGTTGAGAACATGCCTGACGTTGCCGAATGGGGCAAGCGCCTAGGCGTGTCGCAGCGCACGGTGTACTACTGGGTGTCGCACATCATCAACCGCGCGAAGGCCAACAGGGAAGCGAAGGCGTGGCATCTGTCGGCATTGGGCTGGACGCAGCGCGAGATCGGCGAACGGCTGGGGGTGGATGCAGCCACAGTGAATCGGTGTTTGTTGCAAAATTGCAATCTTGCAAAAATGCAACAAGACCTTGGCGAGCAGTGGAACGAGCAGGGCGTTGCCGAGTGGGCCAACCGCGTTGGCGTGAGCCTCACGGACGCGATGGCTGCCGCCATGAAGGGCATGGACGACGAGGCGCGTATGAAGCTGCTCGGCATCAAGGTGCAGCCATACGACGTGTGGAACTTTCCCGGGTGCCATAATCTCATGGGTGATAAGCATCCCGGCAGAATACCGGGTGAGATTGTTTGTCACGCGCTCTGGTACTGGACGAAGCCGGGCGATCTTGTGCTCGATCCTATGGCTGGTAGTGGCACCACGCTGGACGCTTGTTTGCTCATGGGCCGCTGTGCCAGGGGCTACGACATCGACGAGCGCCACGCGCGCGTAGACATCGAGAAGCACGATCTGTCTCAAGGCTGGCCGGACAAGGCCAAAGAAGCGGACTTGATTTTTTGGGATCCGCCATACTTTAGCAAGATGGATCACGGCACCATCGGCGAGGATGGCTATATCGAGGGCTCCATCTCTGGGCTTTCGCCTAACGAATACCTCGAGTGGCTCGGTGATCGTCTGGCCGAACTGCACGCCACGGCTAAGCAGGGCGCGCGCATTGCGTTTCTTATGTCTGACTGGGATCCTGAGAACGCGAAGGAATACGCCGACAGCAACGGCATCTTTGTGTGGGACTATGCCGACATCCTGCGCAACGCCGGCTGGCGTTTGTTTCGGCAGGTGCAGGTGCCGTTGCCTACGCAGCAGGTACACCCCGACATCGTGAACAAATTCCGTGCGTCCCGCCGCATGGCGCGCCTCAACAGATATTTGTTGGGGGGCGTGAAATGAGTGACGAAACATGGAGGCAGGGACATGGAAGGGATCCCATGCGTGAAGCAATTAGGAGGGACATGCCGAATTCAAGAGACGGCGTTGTATTCACGGATATTGACTTGGCCGTTCGCCACTTCGGCCCAAACTACGGACTGGATAGTGATGGCGACTTGATGGTTATTGAGTGCAAGACGCGCGGTGCTAGACTCACCAAAGGAAAGGGACAAGATCGCGTACTGTGCATGCTCGATGAGGGAATGTCTACTGGGCAATGGGGGCACAGGTGGCTCGGTGTTCACTTACTTTCCATCGAGTACCAATCTGAGCCTAGAATTTGCGAGACGTGCGAACAGCCAATCGAGAGCGCCGATGAAGCGTATGCGCGATTTCGTAATGCGACGCTTAGATGGGACGGTGTGGAAATAACGTACAGCGAATTCCTTAAAATCATGTCGCGCTGTCCCGACATGCTGGCAGCGTGCCGGGATATATAACATGACACCTCCCTGGGCAACTGACGGTACGGCCGTGCGCGACGACTACGCTGCCGGCTTGTGGGCTTACGCGCTCACGGGTAGGCAAAAATTGCCGGTGTACAAAAATGGA